CTGGTGTAATGTTCTCGAACTGTGCAACCTCCTTTGCTTTAGCAATCTCATCTTTGTATTCTTCTAACCACTCTTCATTTACCTCTATGTCGTCATAGTTACGACTGTGAGTAGACTCAGTAATTAACTCAAGAACTCTAGCACGTTTAGCAAGTGCTTTCTTGCTTGCTTTAACAGACTCAGTACTAACAACAGTACTAGGCTCCCAGTTCTCTACAGGCTTAATACAAATAACAGGACCATCACACTCGTGTATAAGATACATATCTTTGTACTTGCTATGATTCTCTTCACCCATGATAAAGATGTTATTCTCTCTCAATTGGCTGTAGTTTTCAATAGCATTTCTCTCAATAGTATCTTCACCAGTACCATAATCTCTGCTCTTAGTTACAACCTCAACCTTCATACCTCTGAATAAAGCTTTTACAGATTCATTCTTAAGTCTTGGGTCAGGCCCAAACTTAGGCTTGAGTTGTTCCTGGTCAATAATGTTAGACAATCTACCAAGCACACTACCGCTGTCAGCTTTAGTTAAGACTTTCTTACAAGCTATCAACCAAGACACAAAGTCTGTTTGCTTAAGCTCTTCTTGTACAATCTCACTAGCCTCATCAGCAGCTGCTTCAATTACAGACTTGATGTATGCTTTAGTGTTCTCATTCCATATTACCTTCTCACGTGACGGCGTAACATCTACACCATCTTGCAATACAATCTCTTCACCAGTATCTGGGTCATTGATTACTTGTCTTGCAGGACATTTGAAAGCAATTGGTCCCCACATCTGCTGCATTTCCAACTCACGGAAATCAACAAAGCCATAGTTAACACCGGTTGGTGCGCCTACATCTTTAGTTAATACAATGTGCGGTTTACTAAACAAATATGTATCAGAGATAATCAAGTTATCAGAGTTGTGCATAACTCTTGGGTGAATGTTTTCTTCCCTTTCATAGCCATCTTCTGCAATACGCTTAAATTTAATGTTAGGCATATACATCAACTGCTCTTCTACCGCATCACGGTAATCTCGTCTGTTGTGCTTTTTGACCCCAAACGATATTATGGTTTGATTCTTTGCTTTGGCATCTTCATAGTATACCTTAGTTCCATCACTAAGTGTAATGTAAGGATTAGGCTGCCCTAGTCCTGGATTAAACGCAGGTATAATAAAGTCTGTCTTGTAATTGTAACAGTTCATTTTGAACCTCCTACCATTATGTACAGTCTCTATAGTATAGAAATCCACACCAGTTGACAATGCAACCTTGGCACCAAGACCAAACGCACCGAAGTTCTCAGCTGTATTACGCTTAGTTGAATAACCAAGCTCAAGCACACCTTCCAAACGACGTTCACCAATACCAACACCGTGGTCTTTTATCGTAACTACATCGCAGTATCCTGTTCCTTCATTCTCTTTGTATGTAATTAGTACGTCGTTGTTTTCTGTATCTAAATGATCCAGATTGTAATAGTTAATATCAAAGTTACTATCATTATATTGCTCGCCGTGGCGCTCAATGTAGTAATCTTCTGCTTTAGCTTTACCAGTTAGTATCTCTATAGCCATCTCCTTCTCACGTTGCGCATCGGCACCATTGGTAGCCAACTCACGCACTGTAGACGGGATAGGTGTAGAGTACTGTGTAGACTGCAAGATGTCAAATACCATCTTTTCAGCGCCCTTGTTAATCTTCTTAGCAAGGCCTTCAGATCCTTTGATCTGCTTATCAATCGTTTTTATACTCATGTCTATTTATTTTACTTTGTTCGTGTATTTCATTTAGTTCAGCTGATAGCTCAGCATACTTAATCTCTCTAAAGAATTGTTGTTGTACATCTCTGACTAGTATGAAAAACTCCAAACCATATACCGGTTCAAAGACTTTATCAAACTTCTCAAGATCTTCAAGGTATCCAAATGTATTGTACCTTGTTTCTTCATACAACTTATTAAGTTGCTTGGCTGTATCACTGTGACCTTTGGACATATCTATCCCAAGCCCATCCAGACGGAGGACCAAATCTTCTGTGTATTCCATAAATTAAAGTTGTTTAATTAATTCTATTGTTTGTAGCACCTGGCCTTGATTTTTAGGCAGGTATAATACTGGAGGATTCTCCAGTTCCATGAGGTGTTTCTTAAACATCTTCCACTTCAAAGGGAAGACATCATTTGCAAAACCTTTTACTTCTATAATCCATTTACCATTAGGATCTACAAAGTCAGGAGTATATGTAATATCCCTAACCTTATATCCACTATCGATATAACCTTTTGTTTTGTGAGGCTCGTGGCACTCAGCTGTATAATGAAAACCTTCTAGTAAAACATACTTCTTCTTTTCATACAAAGATTTAATCTCTGCATCTTCTAGTTTCTTATACGTAAAAAGTTCAAGCTTAGACCTGAACTTAATACCCTTATAAACCTTAGCGGTAGCGTTTCTTACTTTTTTGTTTTTTGGTTTTCGTGTACGTCGCTTCACAATTGTATGTCTATCAATGTTTGTAATCCTTCTGTTTGTTTAAAGTGCGCAACATAGTCTGACGGATCTTTTAATTGATACTCGTCAGGTATGAGAATGTTCTTCATAGGATAATATTCTTTACAAATCTTTTTAGCCATGGTCTGACCAGGGTTGTTAGGATTAGTAAAGTCATTATCATAAAAGACTGCAACTTGTTTAAATCTCTGTTTTAGTTCTTCGATTGTACTGCGCAGTGGCAATTGCATTTCTGATTGCATGGCGACTGCAGAGATACCCATCTCGAAAAGGCACATAACATCTTTGAGAGATGATGCGATAATGCAGAGATCCCCTTTGTTAGGTAATTGATCATATCCTTGAATTTGTTTAGAGTTAGTATTGCTCATCCACTTTACTTCTTCGTAAGGTGAATAAATTTTGTATTTCCTACCTATTTTATATGCATAGCTAAGCTTACATGTAAATCTACTGTCATTAATCCAGTAGTGTGAGATAGGGCTAACTGCAAACTTAGTCAAAGTTTTTTTACTAATCAAGTATTGAGACCAAAAATCTGCATCTTTACGCTTCCAAGGCCTAGACTTCTTTTTAATTATAGTTACTTTTTTGTTTTCAATCTTTATTTTAGATTGATACCCAAGGTAACCTTTGGTGAAAGCCATCTCCTCTTTGCTTGATGCAAGATTAAGACCAAAGTCATTGTCAATTATACGAAGAGCAGAATAAAAAGAAACATTGTATGCTGCCATGACATAACCAAAGCAATCAAATTTATGATCCGGATAAGCAAAGTCTTTGTACAAAAGTCTACCTTTCCAAAGTATAATATAAACACCTGGTTTCTTATCCTGTCTAATCTCACTGCAAAATTTAACACCCAACTGTTTAAAAGAATTACAATAGTATGCAAATATATCTACCTCACTAATCTTTGATAGTATTCTATCAGGCGTCAATACATCCTCACTACTTCTGCTTTTAATCATAGTTTGCGAATTTAAAATAAAAAAGGGTAGCTTTTACACTACCCTTTATTATTTGATTAACTAGGCCATATAACCACTAGGTTACAAGGCCATACTACTATAATGTTACACCCAGTCTTCATCTTCTGATACATTATCAGAGTCAGCATCTGGAGTAACAACGGCTAGTTCAGGACTAAATGCACCCCAAGCTAACGTCGTGTCAAACTCTGCATTGAATGTTCCATAATCATCATTAAGATTCTTAACGAACAAGTCATCACGTTGAGGTTTTACACGACCAAATACTTTTGTGTACACAGTCTGATACTTACCATCTTTAACACCAATCAGTAATCTAACTTCATTACTCTCTAGAAGTTTAACCAAAGCTTTAACCTCAGTTACATCACCCTTAACAATCTTAGCTATACTATCAAAGTAAGCCTCATCGCCATTAGCAACGTTAGCCCACTGCTTAACAAAATTGATAAGAGTTTCTTCACCGGTCAATGCTTTACGCAAACCTTCTTTCTTGAACCAATCATACTCAGGCTCACCGTCAGACCAAGTAGACTGACCAATAGCATTAATCCACTGGTTCTTACCTGTCTGAGATACACGCTCTGATCCGTTCATAAGAAGATCAAATCTTGTAGTAAGATCTTCATTCTTAATCCAGAAAGTTAGTTTGAAATACTCAGTTCCGTTTAGTTCAACAAAATAGTTTGGGTCTTGTTTTACCATGATGCCCAATTCGTGCAGCTCAGCCATTGTAGGGTTTACTGCGATTACTTTGAAGTTGCCAAGGCCTGAAAATAGTTTAATACCTCCGCCTGCAACTTCGACATTACTGTCATTGCTTTTAATAGCCATAATAAATTAGTTTAATAATTAAAATTCATCTTCATCTTCACCATACTCTCCTATAAAAGGATCTTCCTGTTGTAACTCAGGTGTAGCTGCTATAGTAGACATAGCTTCTTGGTGTACATCTGGTTCTTCTACAGGAATACTAGTCTGATTAGGATCTGCAGCTGTATCATCAACAAAGTTGAAAGACAACTTACGGACCTTTCTAGCTTTCTTACCCTTCAATGCTGGGTGCTGGAACATCTGTGTTACTTCCCACTTCTCAAGACCATACTTCTCTTGAATACCTGGACGGTCAACGCCGTTGTCCAAGTCTTCCAGAATCATAGATACTGTAATAGTGTTTGGTGTTTCGTTTTTCTGCGTGACCTCGCCAGGGTTGTTTGTGCGTGCTTCAATCATGATTTAAAATTTTACGCGGTTAATCAATAAATATTTCTGACCAATTTAGAGGCATGGTCTTACCTTTTAGGTGGTGACAACGTGAACCAGCTGTTACATCATCCAAAGAGTTGAAAGAAACCATAGTTTCATCCTCTTCTCTGTAAATATAACCAACAGCATCAGCGTTAGCACATGTAATCTGCTTGATCTTACCAGTCAAGTCAAGGTCCTTTACAGCAACCTCTTTGCCTTTCTTCTCAAGCATCTTGTCCTTTAGGTGGCCAACTAAGATAACATGATCCGCTAGTTTATTCAGTCTGTCTATCCATTTCTTGTAGGCTATACGTAAATATAAATAGCCAGCGCCGTTTGGCAATGATAGGACTGATGCACCAGGGTTCTTCTGTTCAAAGTTCTTACCCATAGGAGTTTGCATGTATATAGTTTTAGCTTCAGCTTCACACCATTCCTCCAACTTGGAGATAGTGTCAATAGCCACATACTTGTATGGTCTACCATCTTTTATGATAGCTTTCCCAACTTCACCAAGTTCTTTTAAGCTGCTAACTTTAATCTTCAAGGCATCAACCATGTCTGAGCCTTCTTCAAGGTCAATGATTAAACAATCCTTTAATTGTGACAATACTGTAGTCTTACCTATCTTAGGTGGACCATAGATTATCATGTTCTTAGGCGACTTACGGCTCGCCTTAACCACAGTTTTTGGTAACTCCATCATTTTCTTTCTTTAATATTAAATGTACTCATGTCTGCTTCATAACCAATCATACCAAGCAAGCCGTCACGATTCTTTTCCATATGACATGCGAGTAACCCTTGCGGGTTCTCACCGCAGTATGTATCTGTGATACCATACAAGTCATAAGGACGATTAAGAATCATAACTACATGTGCATCCTGGCCAATACTATCACCACCAAACAAATCTGTTAGTAGTGGCTGGTACTGATTCTTAGCACGATGTTCTTGTTCTATGTTACGATTGAGCTGTGATAATAATATATTAATAACTCCAAGTTTTGATTGCATCCACATGCAACCCTTAGATACTGTGTTTAGTCTGCGCAACTCTGTTTCTTCATTGCCACGTATCAAACGTGAGTGGTCAAATAAGTTGATCACTGTGTGCTCAGGATGCTGACTAAATAGTTCTTCGTTAGTATTCATTATGTATTCCATACTACGAGGAACATTGTTAAAGTATATAGGATAGTTCTTATACTTCTGAACTTTTGCCGCATAGATACCAAAGTCTTTATCAGACAATGTATTATCTACAGACAGTAGTTCAGCCATTTGTTTTTGAACATCCTTTGATGCTGACCGCATCACCTGCTGGTAACCGGGCATCTCAAAGGTCCAATACAATACAATTATTTTCTTGTGCCTGTTAGTATCAAGCACATCAAAGATTAGCTGGTTGCTGAATGCTGATTTACCAACACCAGGACGACCAGCAACTACATACATCTTACCCTTTTGTAGGCCACCTAGAAGATTCCTGTTAAGTCTTTTCCAGGACGTAGCTAGTACGTTCCGTTGCCCTTTCTTAGCCTGTTTGACTATAGCAACAGATTGATTTACCGCCCTGTCTATTCTTTGAAATCCTCTAGTTTGAAATACGTTAGAGTCTTCTTGTGATTCTTTCTTGTTCTCCTGCATCGTCGTCTATATTTGTGTATTTTTCCCAAGTGTGATTGTTTATCCACACTTCAAGATTTTGTAAGTATTCTAATCTTTGTTTGTCTACCTTCAGCTGAACATGTAATAGTTTCATAATACGATCATGCACGTGCCTTCTATCCAAAACAATCTTTCTATACCTTTCTTTGGCTTTAAAGTTTGTCTTGGCATCTGGATCTGAAGCATGTAATACCCTGATACCATTAGATGTTCTAACTTTCATAGGATACGTAGCCAAAAGCTGAGCAAACATCTGATCAAAATCAGAAGCAAACAAATCAATAAACTTCTGCCTAACAATGTATGTGTCATAGCCTTCAGGGCCAATCTTAACGAATCCTTTCTCTTGTAAGTCATCCCAGTTAGGGTTTAATTTTAGATTAGACAGAGTCTTAAATCCTTTTCTGTATATAGCATACAAAGCAAGATAATCATCTGCACTTATCTCATTTTCAGTTAATAAATTAATGTCAATTTCTAATTGCATAAGCTTATAAATTTACGAAAAATGCGCCTGATTAACAAGGTAACCAGGTCACATTATCTAGATTTTTCACACTACTTTTCAACCATTTTTCTTCTTGACTATCCTTGACATACAAGATATGTATCTTGCCTATCTTACCTTCTTGATAACGTATAATTCTACCTACACGTTGTATCATAGTTAAGGACTTGCTAGTCAAGCCACATATAACAGCCATTGTAGCATCAGCCACATCGAAGCCCTGGTTCAAAGCTTTTGTAGAACACAGCACAGGCTTGTCACCTGATCTAAAATCTTTCAGTGCTTGTTCTTTTTGTTTCTTAGTTTTCCCACTGTGATATACAGTAGAGAATGTTTCTGTTGCATCTGCAAGTTTGTTAGTAAACTCATTGCTACCACCAAACACAAGTATCTTTTCACCTATGTTCTTGACAACAATCTTTTGCAACTCTGCAATTTTACCATCGGCATGGTCTACCACAGCTTTACGTGCTCTAATAGAGCGATAGAACTGTGCAGCAGCAGCTTTATCTTCAGAGCTAGCCGTGTGTTTACCTGCACCCATAATATGCTTTGCTTTATCAAATGCACCAAACTGTCCAAGACAGTATTTAGCATATACAAATGTATTATTAGCTTTCTTGTACTCTTTCTGTTCAACATCAGTTAGCTGTATAGGTATGCAAACTATCTCATAAGGAGAAACAAGGCCAAGCGCTACACATTCATCAAGACTTATCATATACACTAGAGGAGCAATCTTGTACAACAACTCTTTATACTCGTAATCTTCAGGTAATGTAGCAGTCATGCACAATAATCTGTCCCAAGTATTGTTCTCAAAGAACTTGCGATACTCAGGTGACAGACCAAGGTGTATCTCATCACAGACCACAACATCATAGTGCTGATCCTCTAGCTTGTAAGCAGAAGCATAACATAAGATGTCTACATTATCTAGCGCAGACTCATAGCCCCACTTAATAAACTCCTCTTTAAATTGGTCTTGCAACTGATGGGTAGGAACTAGTACAAGTCCCTTGCCACCATCAGATAAGGTTTTAGCTACAGCTATAACACCACACCTAGACTTACCAAAGCCTGTACCAGCGATAATACTACCGTTAAAACCTTTCTTTGCCCAATTGTTAAGAGCTTTCTTTTGCTCTGTATCTTTTACTTTTATTAGTTTACTCATCCCTAAATCTATCTGGATCTGGCTCATAGTCTTCGTAGTTTTCTTGTATTATACCTTCAAGTTCATCTTTATCAAACTCTTCAAAACCCTGCATAAAATGCAGAATATCTACCTTTAACAGGTTACCATTAGTGTCTGTTAAGTTTGCCCATAAGGCATTAATTGTAACACCGCCGTGGTAACCTGTACCACTGTAGTCTAATTCAGATGATTCATATTCATAATCAACTTGGACCGTGTATCCATTTTCTAATTCTATTTCGTGTAACATAATTTAATTATTTATAATTAACATTGTTAATATTAATACTATTATACCTAGAAAGCCTATAGTACAGGCAAACATGTTGTAGTCAAATTCGTGTTTTGGTTTGTTCATGATAATATTACTTGTATTTTACTAATTTGCATTTGCAGTTCTTCATTTTCATGCTCAAGATATTCCACACGAGCTGCAAACTTTTTTATCATTTCATCTTTATCATTAGAATCTGACATACCTTTAATTCCTATAGCTATTTCACATATATTAAAGAACTCTGCATATGCCTTATCTACATCCATAAGATCTGCATGCACTTTAAATGCGTGCAGCACTGTAGCATGATCTCTATGAAATATAGCAGCATTTACAGTAGAGCTGTATTTTAACTTATCATTAATAAGCACCATACATATACGTCTAGCCGCAACTACTTCACCGTTTCTGGTTTTACCTCTAATCTTACTGATTGGGACCTCAGTAAGTCTAGACACAGTAGCAAGTATTCTTGCAACGTTTGCATCTAGTTTATATAATTTTATTTTTCCCATGATTTACTAATATTTGTGTCTGCTTTCAACAGACCGTTCGTAACTACCTCAAGAGCTGCTTGCTCCATTAGTCTTGTCATTGTAATCACCCACTCTTCTGCTATGCTCTCTTTACATATAGTGTCTACCTGGTCATGTACTGTCATAACTATCTTTACAGGTAAGTCATACAGTTTAATGTGGTCTCTGATAAGAATCAAAGCTTTCTTAGTCATGTCAGCAGATGCACCTTGTATAGGTGTATTCTTACTAGCGCGCTCTATACTACCAAGCTCAAAAGCCTGGCTCTTGTCTTTATAGATACGAGGGTACCATGTAGGAAACCAACGACGTCTGTTGTAGGGTGGAAATGTTTTGATATAACCAAACTTTTTGCCAAAGCTGCCTAGTTTATCTAGGAACCCGCCAATAGCTGGGAACGCTTCAAAGTATTTATTAATCAGAGCTTCAGCTGCCTTTGTATTTATATCAAGAGTATCCGCAAGTTTATGTGGTCCCATACCATAGGCTAGTCCAAAGTTAATAGTCTTAACATTTGTACGTAGTTTACCGTGCTTAGGACATTTACACTTGCTTTTGTTCTTCATATAACTACAGTCATCTTCAGCCGCATCTATCCACTCTTGTCCGTATACAAGATCAGCACACACACTGTGTAAGTCTTGTCCTTTTTGAAGAGCTTTAATCCATACAGGATCACTAGAGCCAAATGCAATTACATTAAGCTCTTGAGAAGAATAGTCACTGCTGACGAAACACCAGCCGTCAGGAGCCAAAAAGCAATTACGGAACTTATTATCCGCAGGTATCTGTTGCATGTTTGGCTTCTTGGATGCGACCCGTCCAGTGTCAAGTATTTGATTGAATTGCGTATGTACTTTACCATCGCTTGAAACAAATTTAAAGAAGTCTTTACCGTAAGAAGTAGCAAGCTTCATCTTTTCTTTGTATTTGACATACAAATCAATGACTTTGTGCTTACGTCTGTACTTGTACATTTTCTTACCGTTAACATCTTCTAGTTCAGGGACTAGTTTTTGAAATACTTTTAGAACTTGTGTAGGGCTAGTCCACTTGACCCCAACTTTACGTATATCTTCAATAGGAGTAAACAAGTCACCTTGAACATGAGTTAACACAAAGCACGACAACTCTGGGACGATTTTTACCAGGTCATCTAATTTATCTCTCATGTCCAAGGCTTCTTGTTCGCTTGCACGTGCAATGACCTCCCAAGCATCTTTATCAATATCAATACCATTGTATTCAATATCAGAGAATGCTAACACTGCACGGTTTTCAAGTTCTACTACACTCTGTAGTTTAAACTCTTCTATCTTAGGCAACTGTAGCTTACGAAGCTTACATAAATATTCTACGTCTTTGGCACCGTATACTATCTGGTCATCACGATAAGCTTGGCCGGATAACCCTATAAATTGGTTTCTGATTTCCTTATTTAATTCTACATTTAAGTAGCGTTTACAGAGGTCTTTCAGTCCATAACCTATGTGACGACCACAAGATAGTATTCTTTCAACCAAAAACGTATCATAAACTCCATCACATTCTATACCTGACCACTTTTTAATAAACTTGTAGTCAAACTTAGCATTGTGAAATATCTTTATAATAGCAGGCGATTCTAATATATTTTTTAAAGGTGTAATATCAATAAACCTAGTGTCTATAACAAACTGCTGATGCTCGTCCCCAATCTGGAACATAATCATCTTCTTGCAAGTAAAGTCAAATCCTTCAGTTTCTGTATCAACACCTAGAACTTCTTTGTCGTGGCAATAGTCTACCACATTTTGAATAGTGCCTAGCTTATATGAGTCGCTCAGACTTGTTGTTTGCGTTACTAATGTTATCATCTGTTAGTTCTTTTAAGAATGTATCACTAAATTGTACTAGATATGTAGCATATGTTGTGGATACAAATTTACCTTGCCATTCTAATTCTGGCTGACCTTGTTGCTCAGCTGATCTAATCTTATGTCTTAAGGTTTCTATCTCTCCCTCTTGAATAGCTGCATATAACTCTTTCATCTTTCCCATTATTTATATATTGTTATTGGTTCTTTCTTTATTTCTTCGTTCAGTGCCTGCTCTATATCTAATAATCTGTTGATAAGAAGTCTATGCTTTCTAACCAACTCACTACTAGAATCATATTGCTCTAGCTTAATTAAAGTGCGCTGTACGCTGTGTATAAGAAGAGATACTTCTCCTCTAGTTAAAGTAGTATTCTGCATGATAAATAGAATTAGACAACAAAGGGGCACAAGGCCCCTTCATTATCAATTAGTATTAACAGTCTATTGATTAGGCTGTCTTCTTCGTAGTCTTAGTAGACTTCTTAGCTTTAGACCCTACAGGTCTTCCACGTCTTTTGGTTTTGGTTTTAGTCGTGGTAGTAAATAAGTCAATAGTAATCTGCTTTTCAGTTACTGTGACATTATGAGATGCAGATACTGTAGCTACTACCTTACCTGCGCTTTTTATTAATGTATTCATTTTCAATGATTTAGATAATTATGTATAAATATTCTTTATAAAACTTTACAAATATAGTAAATTTAGGTATACCAAACAAATGATATACCTAAATTATTTATATTATCCTAGGTTTAATCCTGCAACATCTGCAAACTTATCCAAGGCATCTGCGTTTTGTACAACAGCAGTGTCTGTCTTCAAGAATGTTTGCTCTGCAGCTGTGTCACCATAACATGATACAACTTGTGCATTCATAAATACTTTCTTTCCATTGTGTAGCATAACTTCACCATCTTTACCTTTGCGCTTGCAGCGGTTCTCTGGATCTTCAGCTTGCCAAGCGTTAGGCTCTGTAGATTCAGTAATCTGAACTCTAGCACGAACAACTTCGCCATCAGGACTAGCTACACCAACAACAGTTGGATTAACAATGTTTAGTTCAACATAATTCTTATCTCTTTCAGCATCATGTTGCCAGCTATTAGCTACATGGTTAGGATCAATGTTGAATAATGGGTAAACATCTTCAGCAGTACCAGTCAACCATGCACGATACCCTCTACGAGTAAATCTTACATCTGATTTGTTAGCAAGATATAATAAGTTTATACCTGCACCACCACCACTTCTGTATGGATTGTTTACATTTTCAATAAATTCTAGCTGTACTTTGTCTGAACTTGTAGACCAGATTCTGTACAATAGTGTATCATTCTCATTTAGAGTGGGGATACTACCACTGTTCATCGCATTTGTCATTTCTAATGGATTAAAAAATTAATAATTAAGTTTGTCTATGTCTATAACATCGTATTTTGCACGACATAAGTCATCATAAGATATAGCTATCTGTCTAATATCCTTCTGCCCAATGCATTGAGAATAAAAGTCATGAGCTTCTTCACTATTACCAAAAACTGATGTTCTTTGGCAAGTGTGATAGTTTAGTGGCACTGTAGTGTCACCCGATTCATCGCAACTGTAAGTTACTGTCCAAATTAGTCTTTCATTTTCTTTCACTTTCTTTTAGATTTAATAAATTAGTAATTATATATTGTGGTTAGCAATGACACACTTTCAGCAGTGTCCTCTGTTAATTATAAAAAAGAGAGTACAGATCCTAGTCTTATTTCTGTATTTCACCGCTTCACTTGTATCGGGATGGTGGTTATGTGCACTAACCAACTCTCTTTATGTTACTAATAACAGGTCAGCAGCCGTTTTTCTCGATGTTACATTCCCCTTTGAGGCACCTCTACTGTTCGTCACTAGTTCTAGAAGGTTATCACTAACCACTAGGCTTATTGTTACACCTGTTATTATATTATGTCAAGTGTATCCGTAGGACTACCTCTCGTAGGTATATTAAGCAGTAGCCACGACTGGCCTTGCTCCCCCAGGATACATTGCTTGATTATATCTCGTCCAACCTTTAGCGTAAAGCTTATTCAGTTAGTGAAGGAGCATCCACCGAGATTGTATTATTATACTGAATCCAAATAGAATCAGCTTTGTAATTGTATTCTGACCACAGTTGGTCAAGTTCATAGTCGAGCTTAGCACGCTCAAGACTACGTGTTGTACCACAGCTACCTAGAGCTATGATACAAATAAGTATAATTAGATATTTCATCGTTTCATTTTACAATGTGATTTTACATATCCATTTCCTGTCAATGTTTTCGGTGAGGAACATGATGTTAACCACACCGCAAGGACAAAGAGTACAACTAGTACTCTTAAGTCCTTGAGGGTATAATTACTATTCATTGTCTAAATAGTGTTTGTAACTCCAGTTGTCCATCTTTGTCTGATACATCTCAGATCTTTTGATGAACGCTGCAGTTAGCATTATTGTAACAGCTGTTGCGCAGCCGTACAAAATTGAAGTATTAACAATAGCGAATATTGCAAGTATTATAGATACAATACCTGTAAGAAACGCTAACAATTGATAGCAGAACTTTAGTCTGCCGTAAGTATAATAAGACATAATATATAACATTGGTTGATATAGACACTTTACAGTGTTTCGTCTATTGAAGACTCATCAGTATATCTTTGTTAAAAACAAGCCCAGACTCTGCGTTGACATTTAGTCATCGGTATCCTTCCTTCCCTTCCGTCTTACGAGTGAGGCTATTTTGTACGGAGCAACAGGATTGAATCTACCTTGTAGTTCAACTGCCTCTGTCGGCACAGGTGATCAAACCTGCCTGTCATAAAGAGATCGACCACTCTATTATGTTAAGCTCCTGTAATCTTAAATATCTTTAAAAAAGCCTTTTGTCTTCTTGCTTAGGAATACGTCGAATATCACGACCTTTCTATATATTTTGATAATGACACATAGTGTTTCGCTTAATAAAAGCTCATCAGATTATCTTTAGTATGGATAACTATGGAATCTAATTCCCATTATCCAGTCTAGCCATTCGCCTTCGTCCATAATGATATATAATGTAATGGTTAATAATGACACTAAATGTGAAAGACCCACAAAAGTGGTGAATGCAGTCTAGTTGACACACTCACACACTAATGTTGTGT